CTGCTCTTTGGAGAGGGTTAGCTGATTCCAGATGTGCATCCAGTCACCGTATTGACGGTCAATGCGCTGGCCGCCAATTTCAACTTCAACCTGGGAGATGAGCTGTTCTCCGGGGAAGTCTAACCATCTGGCGTAGACATCGGTTGTGGAGAGCGACTGACCAATTTCGGGAAGAGTGACCTGTAAGTATGTGCGGTAAGCTAAGTCACCATTACGTGAGATGGTGCAAGTAACACGGCGACCGAAATCAGCCTGACCGTTGAAAGTTTGTTCAATAGATTCCATCGCGAAGTTGGTGTGACGACGGTATGTAACTTTCCAGAAAGTTATCTGGGGATTACCTGTAAGATAAACATCTTGAGCCCCGTAGGCAACTAATTGCATTAGACCTCCAGCCATTTTTTATATAATATGACTAAAGAAAATAAATTTAGATTATTTAATTTAATTATTAATAATTAAAGTTTTTCTCATTAAATATATTTAAATTTAAATTACAATACATAAATATAGTATAAATGAATAAAATATCAGGTAAAAACGTAACATTAGATAAAAAACATAGTGAAATGATAGAAGAATTTAAAAATAATGAGGAAGTATTAATTCCTAAATATAATGCCGAGATTGAAAGATTAGAAAAATTCCTAAATAATTCAAAAAATAAAAAAAAGTTAGATAAAATTGAAACAGCGCAAAATAGGAAAAAAGAATTAAAAAATAGTTTATATAAATTACAGAAAGAGAGAAAGGATTATTTTTTAAATAACTCTAAATATATATTTGATTATTTTGAAGAAAAGAAGAGTATAACAAGTAATATAGATTCAAAAGTGGGTGTAAATAATAGTAAAATAAATCAGTTTTTTTATATAGATGAGCAACAAGAAAATAGGCAAGTATGTAATGATAAATTTAATACAGTTGATAAATATTTTTATAATATAAATAATTCATTCATAAATTATGATAATTATTGTTATGAATCTGATATATGTAAGTTTTGTAATAAAGGAGAGATGGTATATGTAGAAACAGATGGTATATGTATATGTAATAATTGTTCACGTTCAATGAAATATTTAATTGAAAATGAGAAACCATCATATAAAGAACCCCCTAAAGAAGTATGTTTTTATGCATATAAAAGAATAAATCATTTAAGAGAGATATTGGCACAATTTCAAGCAAAAGAAAGCACACATATACCAATAGAGGTATTTGAAAATATAAAAAATCAAATAAAAAAAGAGAGATTAGAAATAAAAGATTTAACTAATAAGAAAACGAAAGAAATATTAAAAAATTTGGGATATAATAAATATTATGAACATATACCATTTATAAAAGATAAATTAGGTATAAAACCACCAGTAATGTCTCAAGAGTTAGAAGAAACATTATGTAATTTATTTATGGAGATTCAAAAACCATATTCAAAATATTGTCCGAAAGATAGAGTAAATTTTTTGAATTATTATTATACGCTTTATAAATTATGTGAATTATTAGGAGAAAAAAAGTTTTTGCCGTATTTTCCGATGTTAAAAGATCGGGAGAAGCGCGTGGAACAAGATGCTATATGGAAATTGATATGTACGGATTTAGAATGGGATTATATACCAACTGTTTAAAAATATATTATTTTAAATAATAAAACTAATATATTTAATTGATTATTTAATTTTGTTTAACTCCAAGAGGGTATTGGTGTTCAGTATGGCGCCATTTCAGCTCAGGTTTAATAAATTCATAAGGTTGTCCATCCATTTTTTTTCCATAACGTTCATAAATTTCAAAAATTCTATCTATTGTTCCTGTAGGGGTATTAAATGGTTTTTTATTTTTAACTCTTTCAGTTAGTTGTAATAGTTGCATATTTATTTATAAAAATAAATATTAAAATGTTTTTAAATTATTTAAAAATATATTATAAATAAGATAAATGAAACGACAACGACCTAGTTGGGAAGAATATTTTAAAGATTTGGTAAATTTAACAGCTTCTCGTTCATCATGCGAGAGATTACAAGTAGGTTGTATTTTTGTAAAAGAAAATAGAATAATAGCACAGGGGTATAATGGATATATAGCAGGATGCTCGCATAAAATGATAATGAAAGATAATCATAATATAGCAACTATTCATGCTGAACAAAATACAATAACAGATTGTGCAAAAAGGGGCGTTAGTTCAGATGGATGTACTGCTTATATAACCCATTATCCATGTTATAATTGTATGAAATTGATGGTTTCAAGTGGAATAAATACGATTATATATATAAATGATTATAAAAACGATGAATTAGTAGATAACTTAGCGAATGAAAAAAATATAAAAATATATAAAATTTAAGATATGTTTAAGGTTAATTGATTAACAAGTTTAATTAATATATAAAAAATGGTTGCAAATAATGTACTATTAAAAAGATAACCGTATAAGTTAGGATTAGAATCATTACCAAATAAGACAGGCAATGTTTTTTTTAGAGTTTTTCTAAAAATAGGTAATTGAAATAGGAAATATAAAACAGAAACTAATAGAGGTAATTGAAATTCGTTATAAAATGCATCTAAACTATCTAAAGAATTTTGTTTGTTTTTATTTTGTGAAATAAGATCTTCTTGGGTTTGAGAATTAGAAATATAATCAGTATTTTGAGGTTCAGGTATATAATTGGGTTTGATTTGTGTATCATTATTTACAGCAGTTGGATTAATAGGAATATCTCTACTAGGTAATCCGGTAGCGCCAGCCATAGTAGCTTTTTGTAATTGTGTTATCATTTCATTATAATTATTTTGATCACCCTGTTCTGGTGCTTTTGTAGAAATTTGTTGCATCATAGGATTTGCCATTTGTGAGGTAGTTTCCGCGACAACTTCATTTTGAGTTAAAACAATATTATTATTATTATTATTAGATTGATTTTGTAAAGGCATATCAATTGAATTAGGAATAATATTACCTGGTAGTTGAGAAATAGACGTGGTACCGGAAGAAGTCTCCATAATAAATATTTATTATAGTATAGTAAATATTTATAGACAAAATTACGCAAATTGTATTGTTTTTGCTTTATTATTACATTTTGTGGCTTTTTCTCTCATTATAAAACATTCGTTATTATTAGAATCAAAAGAAAAAACTTGGTCTCTTATAGCATTTTGTTCAGGCCCAATAAAATTATAACATTTTTTCCCATAACAAAATTTTCTAAATAATGTTGCTAATCCTAAACCTAAAATAATTGCTAAAATAAATCTTCCGCGATCAGTATATAATATATTTTTTATTGCAGTACTTAGCCCTTTTCCAATCATTATATATTATATAATATATTTATTGTACGGGAATATGATTAATTTTAGATTTATCAGATGGACATTTAATTTTTTCCATAGTATATTCAAAACAATTATCAGCTTTATCTTTAAATTGTAAATGATCAATGTTGGATGGAGTAGGGTAAACAGATATTTTTTTTTTCTCATTATCAAAATACATAAAAACAAGTCCTACAAATAAACTGATTAAAAAAACTTTAATATTAATTAATTTAAATAAATTGTTTGCCATTTAATATATTGTTATAAAAAAAAATTATTGTGGTTTTTTAATAAGTTCTAAACTTTTAATATTGTATTTATATTGTATTAGATAGTTATTTTCTTCATCCGATTCGACACCGTTATATTTATATTTTAACGTAGTTATATGCTCATCTAATTGTTTTAATTTACTAGTATACAAAAATAGTGCATCTTTTAAATATGTTGTTTCTTCAGTTTCTTTATATAGTTTCATGTAATCTTTAAAATCATTTATTAGTGTATTTTGTTCTAAAAGTTTTTGATTAAGTAATTCTTCCATTTCTGGATTATTAGTTATAGAGTTATATAGTGAGAGTAAATTATTATATGTTTCTTGAATAGTGCCTACATCTGATTTTAGATTTTCAAATAATTCAATTGCTTTTTCTTCTTCAATATAATTAAATAAAAAATCAAGTTTGGTTAATATCATTTGTTTTTTTTTATTGATTAATGAAATATTTGTTTGTTTTAGTTCATCATCAATTAATACTGGTTTCATTTTAATAATTTCTAAATTAAGATCGCATGGGTCAGTAGTATTACCACATGTAGCACGTAATATTTTATTATTTTCAAAAAAAATACTACCACCATTTCGTGTACAATTAATGCATTTTATTTTGTTTTTTGAATACAATTTTTTTTTTGCTTCAATTGAATCATTAGAATTGATTAGTTTATTAATGAATGTTTGGTTCCGTGAAGTATACCTGTTTTTAAGATTATAATAAGTTTTTAATTGTTCTAAATATTTTGAATAATCACTTTCTTGGACGAGATTTTTTTGAAATGAATCTTCCATATTATAAATTAAAAATATATTTTTTTGTGTAATAAAGACGCCTCTGGATGATTACTAAAATCTGGTAAATTTGTTATCATATTATTTTGAACTTTCTGTTTATTTTCTAAATTGGCACGATTATAATAAACTAATTTAGACATAATATATTCTTTATCTTGAATGGTTTTTTGATAATTTTCTTGGGGTGTTTTATTTCCTTTATATCTGTAAAATAATATTATTCCTAAAATTAAAAAAAATAAAACGAATAATGATATATTATAAATTAAATTATAATTTTTTTGTTTATAGGTATGACATTCTTTTAAAACACCTTTAAAAAAATATTTGACACCCGGTTCAATAAGTTTTGGTTTGTAAATATTTTCATTATTTACATTATTCACATGGGAATTATTAAAATTTAAATAATTATTTATGTTTTTAAAATCCATTTAATATTAATATTAGTAATTATAGTTATTTTATAAAAATAATTTATACATATAGATATAATTAGACATGGATTCTACAATAAGAGGAGCAAGTAAAGAATTAAAAAAACTACCAAGTGCAACAACATCAGTAATTTATTTTTTAGTAATGAGTATTATGTATGGTTTTATAATGATTTATACTACAATTAGTTCAGATACTTTATCGAAAGTATCAACTAATTCATCAAATCAAATTTATACATTAATATATGTCATATTTTTGATAAGTGGAACATATTTTATTAATGTAGGTATATCAAAAAGTATATGTAATGAAAATACGATACAATGGGGTACTGTATCTTCAATTACATTTTTGCCATGGATAATTATATTTGGACTATTATATTTTCTATTAGAATTATTTCCAGGATGGATTACTCCATTTTCAAACACAATTGGATATATATTTGTGAATGCTTTAGGTGCAACAACTACTTTAAAAGATGTATTAAAACAGTCTTCTAATGAGGAGAAAAACACTACATTAAAAAAAGCATTAGAAAATATAGAAAAAAATTATTCAAGATTTATAAATGAAATAGATACAAATCAAGAAAAATTTGAAAGATTTATAAAACAATTAGGTCAAGAGAGTTTTACAAGAATTGTAGGTGATCATACTGATAATCCAGAAGGATTATATAATAACCCAAAAGTAGTTCAATTATTTGCATTAGTAAAAATAAAAGAATTAATTGGTAAATTATTTTGGTATATATTAGCAGGAACATTAATAGCTTCAATCAGTTATAATTTTATAATTAATATGAGTTGTGAGAAAACATTAGGTCAGGCCAAAAAAGAATATTCAAAATTATATGAGAATTCGGATGATCCAGTGTATGGTAAAAAATGGCTAAAATTATCTGAAGAACCAAGTGAAATGGATAATCAAGATTATACTAGTCGTTTACCAGAATTTATTACTAAATTTGGAACACATTTATTAAACAAGCAAGATGACAATAATGAAGTTACAATAGAAGGTCATCAATTAAGAAGTATTCAATTATCGTTTGATGAATTACCTAAAAATTGTTTTATTCAAATTGATAATAGTTATTTTAGACCAATTGAATAAATAAAATAATTATAAAAAATTTTATTTATGATTTATGATTTTAAAAGAAGAATTTTTTGAAATTAACAAAATATAAAACGGCTAAATATGAAAATATACCACATATTATTATTATTAACCAAATAGGACAAACTGTTTTATTTTTATAACCTACACCAAATTCTCGTGGTTTACCATTTTTATCAAACACTAAAGATGGTTTTGTAAATATTATTATTATAAAAAGTAATACAAATATAATTATTGATACTAATGCTATATTATTTCTAATAAATGTTGAAAACATATTAATATTATATAAAATAAATATAATATTAATTATAAATTAACTTTTATTTTTAAAAAACATTTTTACCTGTGACTAGTTCTTGTGTGAGAATTCCCATAAATCCAATCATAGCAAGTCTTCCATTATTTAATTCTTTATTAAGTAAATCATTGCTTATAATTGACATATCAAAGTTCCCTAGATTACCTGGTTGATAATTAGATTTAAAATAAAAGGTTTTATATTCAGAAAAAGGAATTACCCAACCTTCTCGTATACGAAGTAGTTCATATGACGTTATTCCTAGCCATAATGGAGCTAGATGATTAATATTTTGTGAACATACATAATTAATTCCTAATATAGAATTATCTTTAAATATATTTACTAATATTCATTGTCACTATCTATATCATCATCATCAGGTATATCGGCCATATTATATTCTTCATCTTCTATTTCATTATTTCTTCTATCTAGTTCTTCTTCGTCTATTTTATAAATTTCTTTATTCATTTCAGTAATATTATTATTTTGTTTTAATTTATATTCTTTTAATGCTTGCTTTTCTATTTTATCTCTTTCATCGTCATAATTAGATGCTACATATTGTGTTAGGCCTTTTTGTAAGCCAGCACTCCAACTTTCTAATTTATTATTTTTGAATATATTTTCAACCTCTCTCTCTTCGTCTGTTAAATCTTTTAAATATTGTGTAATTAAATCTTTTTCTTTTTCTTTTGCATATGAAATTTTTTCTTTAACTTTTTTGTAGGAATTATTTGTTAAATCTAAATGATTATTCATAATATTTAAAAATTCATAAATATAATTAATTATAACATTTTTAGTTTCTGCTTCTTTATAATATTCTTCTTCTCCAATTTCTAAAATAAATTCCTCGTCTTTTGTAATGTTTATTAGTTCATTAAAAATACTATAAAAAATATGTGTATAAAAATAGGTAATAAACTCTTTATCAAAAATGCTTGGTATAAAAATTTTTTCTTTACTATTACTAACTTCTACTGGAGCTACATATTTACAATATTTCATTAGTTTAATAAATATATTTGATTTATTTTTTATTAATTTAAAAACGATATCTAAACCAGGTTCATTCGGTAAATTATTTAATTTTTTATAATAATTTTCTAAAATATTAAGTATATCTTTATTATGTGTTTCGGATAATAACCAATGTGATGGAATCTTTTTAAATTCAATTTGTTTATTTAAAATTATATTAGGAAATATGTTTACTAAATTTTCTAAATAGTTAATATAAAATTGACAATTATCAACATTTATTTTAAAATTTAAAAATTTTTCAATATTATTGCGTAATATTTTGTTCATGCTTGGCATTTTTTCTATATTACTTAGTAATGAACTTTTCATTATAGTGTTTGTTTTTGCTAAATAATTTTTTATACTATCTAGTTCTTTTTCGTCAGCATTATATATATCAAATCTATCAAGTAATATATTGAATTTATCAAATAATATCTCATCATTTTTTTTTTCAATTGGTGATTCTACATAACTATTAATAATAGTTCTTAAAAATTCAATATTATTTATAATAGGATAACTATGATTAGAAGGCAATATATTTTGTTTATTTACTATATTGAGTAAATCATCTAATGAAGATTTATTATATATTTTTCCTTGGGCTTTTAATGATTCTATCTTTTCTATTATATCTTTTGTTTCATCATATTCTCTCGGTTTATCCATACAAATACTTTTTAATTCATCATCGATTGGTAAATTATTTCCAAAGTTGCAATAATAAATAAATGATTTATATATAGTTTCTTCATTGAAATCAGATTTTACAAATGGTAATTTAACTTTAGTATTTTCAGCATGAAATAAAATAGAGGATTTATTTAAAATATTAATATTTTGTATTATTTTATTATAGTATTCAACTAATTTGCTATTTTCCAATATACTTTTATCATTACTTATGAAATACTTTATTGTATTAATACTTGAATTACAACAAGCATTTTCTAAAAATGGATCTCCTGTTGAATTTTCTAATAAACTTGCATTTACATCTACTATTTTTTGAATGCTTTCAATTATAGTATTACTTAAATATATGTTTTTTGAAGCTAATGTTTCTAATATTAGATTTTTTTTACCTTTTCTATATGTTTCTAATAGTTCATCTTTAAACGTATCAGGTAAAGGTAAGTTATTTTCTTTTGAAATTTTTAAACTGAATAAAGCAGGCATAAAATTTTGCCAATTAGCAATTGATAATTCATTCGGTATAAATTCTTCTTTATTTAATATTAAATATTCTCTTTTCTTTTGAGAAAGTTCTATAATTGTTTTATCATTAATTATTAATTTTTCTATTAACGCTTCTATTTTTATTGCAATATTTGCTTCTGAAACTTTTAATATTGTATTCCAGGGTTTAATGGAACTTTTTATTTTGCTTGCAATACATGAAATATAAATTACTGTAGTTTTATCTTGGTCTCCGTCTAAAGGATATCCGGAAAATGATTTAATACAACCGGGGAAAGTTTTTTTGGATTTAAAACTTGGAATATTTATTTGAATAGCAACAATTAAATAACATAACGTTAATAAAAGCAATAATTGATTATATGTATCATCATAAGACCGTATTCCTTTTAATTTTGTATCTTTTTTTGCTGCTTTTTCTAATAATTTTTCATATTGTTCTTTACTTGGAATATTAACACTGTGTGTTGTTATTACATTATTAATAATAAATTGAATTTGCGATTCAAGATTAATTCCAATCTCTCGTGACATAGATTTTATTATATTAGTAATGGCTTTAATGTCTGGATTACTAGATGAATTTGTTTTTGATAAATTAATATTATATTCATTTTGTAAAATTTCCTTAGTATTTAATTTAAATCCTTGTTCATCATATCCTTCGTCGCTTGAAAAATCTATATTTTTGATTATGTATCCGCTATATTTATCAACCCAATGATTATTATCATCACTAATTGTTCCTTGGACCGCACAAATAGTATCTAATTCTTTAATATATTCTTGTTTGTTTGAAAATGCATTTGCTAATTTTAATAAAAATCTAGGAATTAATTTAATTCCACTTTTATTGCAATATAACCAATTATATTCTTCTTCATAAAGAGATTCTCTTGTAAATTTAAGACAAAATTTTTTTATATATTCTTGGCGTTTAACAAAATCAGATATACCTAATACTTTATCTTTTAATTTTTCATAAGGTGAAGATAAAATATCATCTGATATTTCAGTATAATTATTTAATATTATATTATTAACATATTCATCTTTCTCATTTTTTATATTAATTATATTTTTTAGATATTTTTTTGCATTTTCATAGTTATCATTCAGTTTTCCTTTTATTTCTTCAACGCTTAAGTTATATTTTGCTTGGAAACTATCTAATATTTTGTCTACGTCTTGTTTTAAATTATTCTTTTCTAATTTAGAAGAATCTATACATTTATCATCTATTGAAATACATTCTTTATTGACATCACATAATATTTTGTTAGAATCAATATAAAAATCATTTTTAAATTTTTCATCGAGATTCCATTGAGAATCTTGGCGAATATAAATATAATTTTTTTTGGTTTTTTTATCAATATATATAGCATAATCACCATCTATTACTTCTTTTTTTTCTTCTATAATTGCTCTCGCTTCTCTTAATGCGTTTTTTTTAGTAACATTCATAATATCCATTATTTTGTTAGTCAAAAATTCAAAAAAATGTTTAGTATCCATGGTGGTTTTTTCTTTAGCATATTCATTAACTAAACTATAAACTGTATTGTCATATATAGCATCAACAAATATTTCTTTTGCTTTATCATTTTCCATACTCTCCATCGTAGTATATTTTTTAGATAAATAGTATTTTTCACATTTTTCTTCTTCTTCTGGAGAGATTTCATGTTCTTTTGATTGTTTTGCTTGTTTAATAAAATTATCTAATAAATTTGAAACTATTAAATCCATTATAGTTTTATTTAGAGTGCTAATAAAGAACTTACCACCATCTATATCAATAAAAGAATTAATTAATTCAGAACTATTATTAAAAAATTCTGGGTCAACTTTGTAATTATTATAAAGTTCTTCTTTTAGGTCACCTGTTATAATATCAAAATTTAATTTATAGTTTTCTTTTAATTCTTTATGTTCTTTATTCAGTATATTAATTAATTTATTTAATAAATCTTTACTCGTATTATATTCTTTTTTATAATTTTCTATATTTTCATTTAAGAGTTTATTAATAATAGTAAAATCTTTCTTATTTAAATTATACATATCAATATTTAAACATTGAATATCTTGAATTAATGATTTATAATTAACATATTTATTGGTTTCGGATAAATATTTTATTGCACTACTATTAGTAGGAATAAAAGATTCTAATAATAAATTAAATTTTTCATTAGCACTATGTGATGGATTATCTTCAATTGTAAAATTACAAATATGTTCTAAAAATTGATTATCGTGTATTGTATTATGTGTATTAATATATTTATCAAAATTTGATTCTTCTAATATAAATTTATTGATATAAGTATCATTATTTAATAGTTGAAAATAATTTAAAAAGTTCATATTTAGATTTGATTTATTATAAATACTAGTGTATTCTAGATTAATTTTTGAAAAATTCAATATTGGTAATGGTAATGTAATAAAAGATATAATAATAATTTTTTCATTAGGTGTTAAATCTTTAAAGTTATAAATGCGTTTATTATTTATATAATCAGTTTCTAACATTTTTTGTCCTTGATTAAATACTTCCGTAGAGAATCTTGATTTATCTATAATATTATCATTTATACAATAACTATAAAAGTCTTCATAAATGTCATTTATCGTGTGTATTTGAGTATTTACATTTAAAGAATTAAAATTGATACTATTAAAATCCGACGTATATTTGTTTGTGGTATTATTGTAAACATTTAATAAATTATTTATATAGGCGGTGTAGTCATTTATTTTATCTTTAGAACTATTGTTAGTCCATTTATAAATTACTGAATTTAAATTTTCAATAAATTCTCCCATTTTTATTTTATTAATAAAATCTTCTTCAAAATCATCTGAATCTTCATTATGTATTAAATTTTTTGAATTATAAACAACTGGTATTAACCAATATAATTTTTTATTTAAATTAAAAATTGCTTCTTTTAAAGGTTTATAAAATTCCCCTTTTTCAGTTGGTATATTAGGGTTATTATTATCATCAAAATTAGAATATAACTTTCTAAGTTCTTTGTATCTGTTTAATTCTAAATTAATATTACTAATTAACTCTTCATTTCTTTCTTCTTGTTTATGTGTATTTAAAATACTATCCATATAATCATATTGTTGTGTTTCTAAAGTGTACCTTTTTTCGCTATCTGGTACATTTACAGTGTGATAGAATTCTTGAAATTCGTCTTCTAATTCAAAGTTATCTAATAATATTTCATTTAAATTTTCTTCATTAACATGTTTAATTAAGTCATAATCTAAATCATCTACATTTTCTAAATTAAGAAATTCAGGAGAAATATCTTCAAATTCTTTTTCTTCATCGGGTATAAAAGTAGATAATGTTTCTTTTGAATCTTTTATCATTATTTTTTCAATATTTAATTTTTCAGGAATACCAGAATAAGCAAAATCAATGTAAATAACTTCACTGTTAGGAATTAAAGTAATTTCAATCATATCTTCTTCAATATTTGTTACTATTCCGTTTAGTATTTTGGGTAAAAGTCCACCAAAAGTAATTGATATGCTATTATTTACAGTAATATTATTTTGAATAATATAACTTCGACTTTTTGCTCTATGAAGTAAAATAATATTATCAATTGATTCTTCTAATAGTTTACCATCATCAGAAATATCAAGTGTTGTAATAGTATCTTCATTTAATAATGTTATTTTTGAAGAATTTATAAAATTTATGTAAAATATTTTTTCATGAAAATCTGAATTGCTAGGTGAATCTATTTGAATTATATCTCCATATTGTAAATTATATTTTTCGGTTTCCATTATAATTATATTATATTATATTTATAATAGAAAATTTATGTAAAAGTTTAATTTTAATTTATTTTTAAACAAGTTAAAGATATTTTACGAATATAAATTAGTATACATTATGTCATCAGAACAAATCACAACACAATTAAATTTACATTGGGCTCTAAATGATGATGTTTTTAATTATAGTCAAAAAAAATATACATTTAATAATAATGAGTATACTATAATTAAATATAATAAAGAAATTTTAAAATCTTATTTAGATACAGACCACCTTGGACCAGCAATAAAGAAATCTATGTTTGAACAATATATTAATTTATCTAAATATAGGTCTATTATAGTAAGAAATAATAAAGTTATAGCATTTAGTCCTGAAAAATCATTAGATTTTGATGTTTTTAATAAAAAATATACAAATACAGATGATTGTTGGACGGAAGATTTTATAGATGGAACTATGATAAATGTTTTTTTTGATAATATAAATAATACTTGGGAAATTGCAACAAGGTCAACTGTAGGTGCAAATATAGTATTTTTTAATGATATTAAAAATTATGGTTTTTTTGAGTCTGATACTCAATCAGAATATCATAATAGTGTTACATTCAGAACTATGTTTTTTGAAAGTTGTAATGCTTGTAAGTTTGATTTAAATAGTTTAAGTACTAAGTATTGTTATTCATTTGTTATGCAACATCCATTTAATCGTATTGTAACACCAATTCATGTGCCGGTTATTTATTTGGTTAAAGTATATGAAATTGATAATGCTAATTTTCCAATAGTTAAAATTAGCGAAAAAAATATACCAGAATTAATTAATGAACCTCCATATATATTTGCAAATACAAAGGTTCAATTTATAAATAAATATCCAATCCAAACATCATTGGATGAATTACATACACATTATAATAATAAATTAGCACCATATCATTGTGTTGGTTCAATTATTTATAATAAAGATGGTACAAGAACTAAAATTAGAAATGTTAATTATGAAGAAGTTCGAAAACTAAGGGGAAATCAACCAAAATTACAATATAATTATTTATCTTTAAAAAAAGAGAATAAAATTAAAGAATTTTTACATTATTATCCTGAACATGTGTTATTATTTAATAAATTTAAATTATTGATGTTTGAATATACGAATGAATTATTTACAAATTATATTAATTGTTTTATTAAAAAACAGATGCCTTTAAAACAATATCCATTTCAATATAAAAATCATATGTATCATATTCATCAAAAATATATTACTGATTTAAAACCTAAGAGTAAAGTAGTAGATAAAAAGGTTGTAATTGATTATGTAAATAATTTACATGAAGCACAACAAATGTTTGTTATTAATTATAAATATAATTCTACCATTGAAAATACAAGTGAAAATACAACTGAAAATACAATGGAAACAACTGAAAATACAACTGAAAATACAACTGAAAATACAATGGAAACAAATGAATAAATTTAACCACTTGGTAAGTCTAATTCATCTAAAAAATCTAATTCATCAAATAAATCTAATTCTGAAACTAAAATACTTTCTAATGAAAAATTTGTCATATTATTATTATTATTATTAATATTATGATGTGTAACATTTGGTAGCGATGGTTGATATGAATTAGATAATGAATTAGATAATGAATAATTAGGCGATATATTAATTGTATTATCTTGATAATAACTAGGCGTCTCGTTTACTATTGATATAGGTGAAGTAGTTGGTATATTGGATAAATCAATATAATGTTTGGTGAACGGTATAAATGGTGGGGTAGAAATATAAACTATATTGTTTTTATTTTTATCGGGATTATCATTAGAAAAATTATTACATAAGTTTCCCATATTATATATTATTATTTATTATTTTTAATTATCTGTAAAATATTCTTTTACAGAATTTAATACTAAAATACTATTATTGACTGAATCTTCAATCATAATTAATATTTCATCTTTGGATATTAAATTTTTGGAGCTAATTTTAATAAAACTATTATCATCATGTGGGTGTTTTTTTAGGAATCCTACATAATTAAGTACTTTCTCTTCGTTAAAGTATTTAGTATATAAATAATATTCAATAATTTTGCCAACAGTATAGTCTTCGTTTACGAGAGTAATAATATAACAATTATCTAATGTATCGGTGGCATCATATATAAGATCGTTATTGTTTTTTAAAGATTCTAATGTAATATATAGTTTTTTAATGATTATACTAATTCCCAATTCTAATAATTTATAATTAGAATAAATACCTATAGTTTCAATTGTGAAATCAAAACTATTTTCAATAAATAGTCTTTTAGCATCTAAAAGCATCCAATCTTTTTTAATAAATTCTAATTCTTCTTTAGTACTAGTATCTTTTAAAGCAGATTCTTTAGCAATCCATGCATCTTTTATTTTAACAGGGTCTAAAGTATTACCGTATGCGCAAGTGCTAACAACATTAAATGTAGCATCTACTTTAGCACAACTTATTGTTAATTTTGCTTCAAATTTTAGTTGTTCTGGTTCGCTAGTATCAGTTAATTTAGGACGTAATCTAATTAAATCAATATAGTCACCTGTAATATTATTAGGTGGAAATAGTACTTTAACTTCACTGGGTTCAAGATATTTTCCAGTTTCAATATTTTTAATTTTAAAATCTTCAGTGGTAGCATAACAAATAGTATTTGTGTCATTAATTTTATCTAATTCTACTAAGTAATTATGAAAAGGAAAATCATAGATATTATCTATATGGATTGGAATGCTACTAATTCGCTGTTTGATAAGTTCATTATTTAAACGTGATTTATTAATTTTAATATCAACATTATTTTCATCATACGGACTTGTTTTAAAAACAACACAAGGAATATCAGATAATAGTATTCTTCTAATACCATTAGCATAACTTACATTAATATTACTTAATGTAAATTTTAAAATATTATTATTTTCATCCACATTGCTAATTTTTGGTAATGATGCCATTATATTTATAATATGAAATTTATTTATTATATTTTTTCAATTTTTAATTTAAATATAATAAATATTTAGTTTAAATATTAATATAAAAAAATTTTTAAAAATATATTAATATATGGGTTCAGTTTTATATTATAGTAATTATTGTGATAATTCAAAACAATTATTAGCATATTTATCAAAATCATCAGTAAAAAATAATTTGCATTATGTATGTATTGATAAGCGAATTCAAAAAAATAATGCTAATTATATAATATTAGAAAATAATCAAGAATTATTATTACCAAATACAGTAAATGCTGTACCTGCTTTAATGATATTAAATGGCGAGTATAAAGTTTTATTTGGTGATAATATTTTAAGTTATTTAAAACCAGTTGAACAAGTTAAAGTCCAACAAGCAACTAATTTTAATGGAGAACCTTCTGCCTTTTCTATGGATGATGGCTTAGCGGGAGTCCATTCAGATAATTTTAGTTTTTTGGATCAAGGAAATGATGAACTTTCTGCTAAAGGCGAAGGCGGGTTGAGACAATTATATAATTATGCAACTGTCAATTTTGAAGAAAAAATAGAAACCCCTGAAGAAAATTATGTACCAGATAAAGTAGATGAAAATAGTTTAAAGAATTATGAAGATACAAGAAACCAAATTAATTAAAAAATTAAAATATTTAAATATAAATTATAATATATATTTAAATATAATCTATAAATTAATTTCATATAGAATATGAATGATTCAAACACAGTAGATACACCTTATTTAATAGAATTTTCTAAAATTATTAAAGATTTATTAAATGATTTAATAAATACATTTCCAGACAAAACAGAAAATATAATATTAAAAGATGCTGATATGGTAAAAATTATGAAATATAAATTTGATAAAACAGACGAAGAAGAAGGAGAAAAAGGAGAAAAAGAGTTAGATAATGAAAAAGAATTTATATCAAGTGTAAGAGTTTTATTTAACTATTGTAAAAATATTTTTCCTTTAAAATTTTTTGATATATTATATCAAAATGAAGATATATTTTCAGATAATCAATTATTTTTATTGCCAAATATAAATTTTGCAGAATTATATTTTGATACAACTAGTAATCAAACTAAAGAAACATTATGGAAATATATGCAGTTAATTTTATTTTCAATTATAACAAATATTCAAGATAAATCATCATTTGGAAATAATGAACAATTATTTGAAGCAATAAATACCGATGAATTTAAAAATAAATTACAAGATACTGTTAAATCTATGGAAAATTTATTTTCTCAAAAGGAGGAAACTGATTTATCTGATAACAATCCTTTTGAAAATATATTTAGTTCAATGAATATTGATCCTTCTAATATTAATAATTTACCAAATACTGATACAATACATGATCATATTAATAATTTAATTAATGGTAAATTAGGTAATTTAGCTAAAGAATTAGCTGAAGAAACTACTAAAGATTTGGATATAGATGTTAATAATGTAACTGATGTTAATGATTTATTTCAAAATTTATTTAAGAATCCTGGTAAGTTAATGGGAATTGTTAATAAAATCAGTGGTAAATTAGATGAAAAAATGAAAGATGGTTCATTAAAAGAAAGTGAAATATTAGAAGAAGCATCAGAAATATTTAAAAATATGCAAGACATGCCTGGTATGGGAAATTTTAAAGATATATTTAAATCTATGAATTTGGATCAATTTATGCCGAAAGGTGGTAAATTTAATAATAATGCTTTTCAAAATATGATGGATCAAAATATTAAAACATCTAAAACAAAAGAGAGAATGCGGAAAAAAGTAGACCAAAATAAAAGTAAAGAAGCTACTAATTCTCAAAATTCTCCATCAACTAATACAAACGAACCTGAAAATTTAAATGAAATAAATAATAAGTTGATGTCATTAATGCAACAAATGCAGAATCAAAATGTAGATATAGATGACCTATTAAATAAACAGAATTTAACTAGTGAAAATATTCCAGTAAAAAGAAAAAATAATAAGAAAAAAAATAAAGGAAAAAAAAAATAAAGGAAAAATTTGAATTGTTTTAACATTTTTTAATTATTTAAAGCCGAAATATTTAATAAAAATAATTATGAATATATATATATAAATGAATACAGATAATTATAAAGAAGAACATAAAACTAAATTTTGGATTTATGATCCTTATCTTTTATTTGATAAAAGTAAAATTTTTGATTTATGGCCACTTGAATCAATGAGTAGAGAAGAAAAATTAAATGCTATTAGTAAATTTGTTATATACACTACTATTTTAGGTGTTTTTTTATTTAGAAGTGTTAAACTTTTATTAACTGGTATAATTACTTTAGTAATATTAGTTACTACATATTTTATTTTAAATAATAAAGAAAATAAAAAATTAAAAGAACCATTTAGTGATCGAAATTTATACGAAAAATATAAAGATAATTATACAAATCCAGATATTAAAAATCCTATTATGAATCTTTTATTGCCTGAAATTCAACAAAATCCGGACAGATTACCAGCAGCACCAGCATATAATAAAACTGTAGAAGAAAGCATTAATAATTCAACAAAAGAATTAATTAAAAAAAATTTTAATGATCAATCAGTAGAGGATAAATTATTTAATGATTTAGGAGATAAATTTCAATTTGAGCAATCCATGAGACAATTTTATAGCACTGCAAATACTAGAGTTGCTAATAATCAAAAAGATTTTGCACAATTTTGTTATGGTAATATGGCTTCTTGTAAAGATGGGGAGGTCGAACAATGTTTAAAAGGAAATTATAGACATATTAATATGTAATTTAATATGTTATTTAATTATTTAATATATTATTAAATATAATATTATATTAAATTATTATATATGTCGGCTACAACAACTTATCCATATACATTTGATTCTATTTCTAGAATAGGTAATGATAATACTGCTATTGATCAAAGAAATATTCAAAATATGAATAATGCTAATTATAGATTAGAAAATTTTTATCCTAATTGTCCTATGAGCAGTGCTATTGATTTCGCCACTAAACAACCTCAAGTTTTTTATAAAGGTTCTCACGAAGGAGGAATTAAAGGCTGTGAAATGGATGCTAATAACGAATTAAAATATACACATATTACCAAACCTGCTTGTAAATTAACATTAACGAGCAGACCTTTTTTAACTGTACCATATTTAGGACGAGGTGTAGGTGATAGTGATACAGAATTTATGTTAAGAGCGGGAGAGAATGCTTTAAATAAAAAAACTGTTAACCCATTAATGGAAAATGATTTTAGTGAACATAAAAATTATCCTTTAATAGAAGAATTACAAAATTCAGTTAATAATTCTGCTTATAAAATAGAAGAAGATGCTATGTCGGGATGGAATCGTGCTGGTATTTCAGCTCGTAATTTCGCGAGAGATAATGCTAAAAAAAAGTAAATCTCTCCAAACAATTAAACTATTTCTAAAAAAAATAATATAATAATATTTAATTTTAATATTATATTATGAATACGCTTGATTATGATTTTTTATGTACCTATCATTTAATAGAAAACGATGACAATCTATCTTCTATATGTTATCAAACTCAATTATTACAATCTTTAAAATTAAAAAATTTTGATTCTCAAAAAATAGACGATAATATTCTCAAAGTATTTAATATAATGAGAGACGATGAAGAAATTATAGAAATATTAGATATTCTCTCGACCAGAGTACCTTTACTTCTATATTTAAAACAAAACGACCAAAAATTAGATCATTCATTTATTTTTCAAATGCTTTTTTCATATGACTATTTTTACTTATTTCATAACTCATTAATTCACTATAAAACTAATAAATCTCTCAATAAATCTTCTTTTTCCGAATTAAAACAGTTTATCTCTCAAAATTAATATAGGATGACTATGGATGACAAAAAACTCGTAAAAGTCGCAAAAGAATATATATGTGTATGTTGTAATTATAAATGCTTTAGAAAAAATGATTTTGAAAAACATTTAGCAACTGCAAAACATAAAAAACTGGAAATATCCAAAAATATGATTATATTGGATGACAAAAAAGTCGCAAAAGTCGCAAAAGTCGCAAAAGTAGAAAATGAAGAATTTTTATGTATATGTGGAAAATCTTATAAATATAGACAGGGACTATTCAAACATCAACAAAAATGCAATACTAATGAACCTATATGTGAAGAAACACAAAAATCAGGAGTATCAGATGAATTAGTATGTCAGTTAGTAAAAGATAATACTGAAATGAAAAAATTATTTGGAGATTTAGTAAATGTAATAAAAGATAAAGATAAACAATTAGAAAATGTAGTAAATATAGTAAAAGATAAAGATAAACAATTAGAAAATGTAGTAAAAGAAAATACTGAATTAGCTAAAACAATTGTTAATAGTAATTTAGGAGGTCATCATAATAATACAATTAATAATAATCAACAATTCAATATTAAT